ATTTTCATATAAAATAAAAACTTACATAAACCTAGTAGGAACAATGCAGAAAAAATCTCAAACTGATTACACATTATTCAGAAACCAAAATCCATTGGCGGGCCCATTGATAGTTGGCCATTGTCTGTTGTGCTGCGCGGTGCTGCGCTTTGAATGAGTAAAGACCATCGCTTGAAGGTGATCTCTCTCAGGAAACGGCGCGTTCTTAAGCTCATCGAGTGATGGAAACAATCCTGATCGGATCATCCAGTTGACTGAACTCATTTTCGGCTCGTAACCTTGTTCTTTCACAAGCTTGTTGAAGATGTACTCGCATAGCAAGTGGAAACGTTTGCTTGAGCCACAATTGGCATAAGCAAGTCCCATCGCTGACGCTGCAAGCCTTGGGAAGTCTTGACTCCTTTCCGGGAAGAAAAGGTGTCGCAGAAGGTCTTCGTCGGTCCTGTATGGCATACCCATTGAATTGAAGTAGCTAAGGACAGATATGTGTGTTAGACGATCTGAAATTTGTGACTTCTTAAGACTCAGTTTCGCGTTGAAGTAATGTTCTCCAGCTGCTGATAGCTTAGAAAGAAAATCCCGTCCGTAAATGGCGCACATTTGTTCACAAAATGCGATTAAAGAATCGTCACCTTGGAATCGTGCCCAAAACGTCTCGGAATGTATGTTCACACCTAGAGCTGACAGGCAAGTCAGTATCATGATAGCGTTGCAGAAAGAATCCATTAGCTGGGTTTGTTGGAACCCGGATCCAAATCCGTTGTACGCCCATCGAAAGAGCCTTCCGTCTGGCAGAAGGATAGGGGTGTTGAGTATGGCCTCGGTCATCCATAACCACAGCTTGTCTAGCTTGCGTTTGTTCTTTGGGGTTGAGAACGGATAGTAAGAGGTTGGCTCGTATTGGCTGAAATCAAAATATGACCTCCAGATAGCGTGTACAATGCGAATAAGTTCGTGTAGTAGTCGGGCATCGAACTTGCTCCAATCAAAGGAAAGGAATGTTGACATTGGTGCTGTCTGATAAATCTCGTCGAACAGCTTTCTCCAGCCGCCGCGAATGATCTCTCTTCCCCACAACATCCTGCCACAGTTGCCGTTTAAGTAGCTAGCCTGCAAAGGCCAAATGAACATGAGCTCGACCTGAAGAAGGAGTTTTGAAACTCCAAAAACTGATCTGATTTTATCAGGCTCATCTTGGGCTACGACGTGCGATCGTGCATGGATTGTGTGCCAGTAGTAGGGTTTAGGCTTGTCGCCATCCCAGAACTGCTTGGAACTCGTCCCAATCTCGTGAACTCTTTGTCGGTTGTAATGAAACATTTGGTTGTAGAGATTATGGTAAGTAAGTGCGGAACTTAGAACATGTCCTGCTCGCTGTTGCTTTCGTAGGTAAGTGAAGGGCGTCTCGTGTCCGGTGCCTTCGATCTCACGCATAAAGGGTTCTAGCCTTGGTAGCTGCGATTCAGTGTCAACTGACCTTGATGTTGGTTTAAAGGTAAAGTTGTTTGATGTCCATGGTGCTTCTGCGCTCACATTAAGGGTGAGTGGGTAGTAACGTAAATCAGGGAAACTCACGGGATGTAAAATCCTGTTGGGTCTGAACTTCTCAGTAACCCATTCGATAGCCTTTTCGACGTGATAGTCGATCGGGATCTTGTGCTCGGGTTGCTCAGTGCGCATGAAGTCATTGATTAATGCCTCATCGGTATAGTCAGATCGGCGGTTAGTGAAGACTTGCTCCATTTCCGCTTGTGAGTAGAACTTCAGAATCCTGTTCTTGAGCCAATCGTTCCGGTAGTTCATGTCGAGTTGAAAGTCCGACTTGAATCTCTGGGCGGTTGGTAAGGGATAGAAGTACTTTAGTATTCTGATCAAGTTAACCATTGTGTGTGTGTGTTGTTTGTT